CAGTAAATGCCGCCGAGCGAAGCTCACTGCCTGTCTTGGCAACCTGCTCACCTACATTACGAGCCAACTCTTGTTCCGCGATAGCTTGACGAGAGCCACCAAACGCACCGCTACTTACTAACTGAGAACCTAAACGAGATCGTTCTATCTCTCCTTGACGTTTAATGTCCGCCAAGGTGGTGTCCACAACATCCTCAACAAACGGATTATAAAAAGCTTCGTAGCCACCTTCGCGAACGTATGAAACTTCCCCTGTTTCTGGGTCAGTTACAGTACGAGCTACTTGTTTTTCTATTGTTTCCCCTGTTACAGGGTCCGTTTCGGTGACGGTGTCGTAAACTATTTCACCCAAAGGATCGTACCGTCCGGTGCTAGACTCCGCTAAGTCTGCACTTTTTCGGAACATGTCTAAAGACTCATCAAGGTACGGCTCATACGCCCCCATTAAGCCTTCGTATATAACTTCCCCTGTTACAGGATCCTTGTACCCAGTCAAACGGCGGATGGCATCAACCTGTGCATCCGTAAACCCTATAGCTTCAGGTGGAGCAACCCCGCCCTCTACGGCAAAGATAGGTTCACCATACTGGTCTGTAGCTGCAAGGCTTGCATCTGTAGTAAACTCACCTTCAGGCGTTTCATAAAACTGAATCTTGTTTCCATCAAGATCAAGAGCCGCCATTGTAGGATCGAGAGTGGTGCCTCCACCCTCCATTTGATATACAGGCTTGCCGTATAACGGAGACTCAGTAGCTAAACCACCGATGATGTTCCCGTCTTCGTCTGTCTGAAAAATGTTTGCCAGTAAGTTCTTTAGAAACTCTTCCTGATAGTCAGGAAGAAGTTCCATGGTTTTGACAACTTGTTCCGCCATGGGTTATGCCATCCTTTCAAACTGGTTCATCATTTGATACATCTTCGCAGCCCCCGCGTTGCGGTTGCCGCCCCCTGCACCCTTAACAGCATCCGCTGTCATGACAAACTCTCCGTCCGATAGCCGTGCTTCCTGCACTCGTCCACCGTTCTGGTAGATCGCCGCCGGAATCGAGTCACTCTTGCCCGTGCCAGGTCCTTCAATAAACCCACCCATCGCACGACGTTGAATACGGTTACCCGCACCTGGAACACCTGGAACGATTGTCCCAGTGTAGTTAGGGTTGCGCTCTCCAGTTCGATATTGAGCTAGTTCTTCTTTGCTCATTAAGTTCTCAAATCGTGGGCGACGTTGCTTGTACAGCATTTCTTGAAGCAATGCGCCCATGATCGGGTCCGTCTTACCATCAGGTCGTGTGATACCTAACGACTGCATTATGCCCATCGCAGCTTGCGTCTGTGGACCACCTACGTTCCCCATCGCACTTAGTACTGCCTGCTGTTGGCCTTTTTGAGTAGACAACTGATTCATAAAATCCGTGCCGCGCTGTTGAGGCGATGCCCCCTGACCGCCGCCGCCAAGATTGCCTAGTACATCTAATGCCGCACCCGCTTTGCCAAAGGTAGAACCTGTTAGAAAACTTCCGATACCGGATCGAAACGCGTCCTGCATCGATCCCCCAGATAGAAGACTACCTAGACCAGAACCAAGAGCCGCGCTTAAAGGATTGCCGCCTCCTGCAACTAACCCGACAAGTGCGCCTATAGAAGAAAATAAATCGCCTGTTTTCTTTTCTGTTTGTGCTTCTTGCTGCATTATACCTCTCCTGAGATCGCTTCAGGTGCTGTTACATTAATACTAGTACTGCGCCTTTCGGAGCCAATCCAAGGATTACCACAGTCAGGGCACTTTCCCTTGGGATAACTTGTAATTTCTTCTGGCGTATCAACTGCGTTGTCGCAGTGTATACAATGCACTGTATCAGAACTTCCTGAAGGTTTCCACTTAGAACCGTCAATCATTGTTAGAATAGTATCTGTCATGTCGTCGTCACCGTAACCGTTCCTACCGCAGATGTGCCAGATAAACCTCTAACATGCGGAGTGTTTCCTTGAGCTATCTTAACAAAACCATCTTGTTGAAACAATGTTCCTATTTCTAAGTTAAAATCATCCGTTTGAAGCTTAGTCAAAACAATGGTTGTATTCCGACCTTCCCCTGGTTGTTGCACCTGTTGCAGGTAAACAGAAAAAGATCGCACAATCTCGTTCATGTACGTTTGAGTATACGAAGTAGGAGCGATAGGAAAAAACGGTCTTACAAGATTCCTGCTCATCGTCTGCCATCCGGTCTAATGTCATACCTTAGAGTGCCTAATCGCCATGTTGTACCCGCCAAATCCGAGCGAACATCCACAGACATTTGCCGCCCTCGTAGCCTTAGATTAACCAACTCCGTGTCATCTGACACAGAACTAGATGTCTCTTTGTTAAAGGGTCCCGCAGATTTATTACGAACTCTCGTCGTAATGTCTAAGACAGGAGACGGTTCAGTAGAGTCTCTAAAGATAACGTCAGGCATAAGTCGTTTGACTAGCACAAAGTTTTCCCCATCCCCAATGTCTACAGGGGCCGAAGTAATGTACGACGTTATCGCAGAAGCAGGGTTAGAGCTACCATCATCCAGCCCGTTTTCTTGGAAGTACAAATAATTGTCCGTCGAAGCAGCAATCGGAAACTCGTATACGCCCTGATCAACCCAAGCTGTTCTGGGTAATGCGCCATAATACCAAACGTTTTCTGCATAGTTATACACCACATACTTATCGTTGGTAGCACTAGACGCTGATGGGTAGAACCACCAGATCTCAGAGTGTTGAGCGTTTACACCTGTACTAACTTTACGGTACTGATTTTTGTTAAAGTCATTAAACACATGGTCACGTACCGTACAAGGAAGTCTCTGGACAGCACCTGTAAATGCATAAAAATCGCCCTCTCCCATCCAAAACACAGTGTCGTCCACTGCAATAGCAGCATTAAAACTAGCTATAGTTATGTTTTCAGAGACAGCGTTAATCCCAAAGAAAGTAGGATCCCCTAAATACTGCATGGTATAAAGCGTGGTGTCCGTAAACACTAGAACCTGCTGACGGGTTTCAACGGCAGCAATGATCTCAGAACCTGAACCCAATCGTAGCTCTCCAGCGGAGTTAGTGGGCAGCGTCTGCCAATCCGTCAAAGATTCTTGGGACGAGAACCGGATAACCAACGGATCCTGAACACCAGGCGTTGCTTCTGGATCACAACCAAAAGAGATAATATGACGATCCCTATCTGAAACTAAAATTTGACGAGAAACTGTAGGAGTCTTTGACGCTCCTGAGACGGTGCTTAAAGCAACTGCTCTAGAGGAAGTGCCTAGAGATGTATTCCAATAGTATATGTTTCCATCACGCGCGTTAAACAACAGGTCCTCACCAAAGTTGTCCTGAGACCACAATCTTAAACCAGAAGAAACCACAGCTTCGCTAGACGCATCGCCCCAGCCATCCGCAGACCAGGTCCCTGCACCCCAACCTGTACCAACAACTTCAGTATCCAAACCTACATTGATCTGATACTCCCCAACAACAGAGGCTCCACCGTCTCCGGTGTCAGAAGAATTGGCAGTTACTAAACTTGGCGTTAATACGCCATCTACGGTTATAGAGGAAATTGAGGTATCCGCAGCCCGTGCCTGAATCTTGTAACTATTTTCGTCAACTAGCTCAGTTATATAGTATTCTTGGTTCAAGACGTTTGCGGTAATTGTACCGCCTAAAGTAGCTGCACCACTAAACGTAACAAAATCCCCTAAAACTGCCCCATGAGACGTATGACTTACAGTAATTTCTGAGCTTCCGTCCGTAGCTGAAAAGGTGACACTGCCTGCGGAACTTGTTGCCCTAATAGGTGTGATGTCATAGAAAGCGTTACTTTGATTTACATAGAACTTAGATGATGTTCCAACTCCAATGTTTTTGTCACCATTAAGCGAAGCCCATGTATGAAGAGATCGACACGCTCCTAAAAAAGATGTGGGAGTTTGTCGAACCCAACCACCCATTTTTTCTGGAAAACCAAGTCTAAAGCGAACTTTATCCCCATCAATCCAACCGCCTTCATTGCTGTAGGCGGTGACATCGTTATTAATCCCTGGACGAAAAGCGAACTTAGATAAAGGCATTACGCACTCCTTCAGGTTGGTCAGGCCAAGTTATTTTATAAGGGTATTCATCCTGTTCAGGGATTGCTCTAAGTGCTTTTCTGTACTCCCCCAGCCACTCAGGCACAGGTTGGTTTATTTCAAGAAAAGAAAGAACTAAATCAGCGGTACGATCTAAGTGCTGTTGTATTCTTTCTTTTACGTTAGAAATAATTTCATCTTTAGGACGTAAAGTAGCTTTATAGACTACATGCCAATCATCCCCCACACGTTGTATCGTCCGTTTAAATGTTTCTGTTTCCTCGTTAATAGCAGGACGAGGAGATGTTTTTGTCTTCTTGACATTGTATTCTGCCAACAGCCTGTCAGGCATGTCCACAGGAAAACTAACATTTGGGTGCAAGTGTTTTAGCTCTGAAGGGCTAAAAGGAAACTTTATCAAATTGTTGTCGTCATCAACCAAAACATACATCAGCTTCCACCAAACGTGTAACCCGCAATTATATTAAAACCAGTAGACAAAAATACCTGAGAACCATTAGGCTTCCAAGCCATCGCGTTACTTACAGGGAATGTCATATTTGTTGCGTTTAAATCTCCAGTTAAATCCGCGTTGTCTAGCTCAGTAAGAGTACTAACGTCATATGCAGTGCTTAAATCAAATCTTCGGATTCTAAGATGACCACCTAGCTGACTGTCAGTTCTTACAGAAGTGGGAATTACTAGTGAGTCCATCATAAACATTTTAGTTCCGTTATCTTGAAACCTAAGATTGTTTAGATATCCAGGTTCGTCACCAGACACACTGTCTATCGCTGCATATGTTCCATCATACGGGACAAATGTTGCACTATTACAATCATATGCGGTGGCTAATTCAACTTTAAGCATATACGCCTCATCTTGCGTCCTTCTAAACCGCAAGTAAAGAGCGTCTCCTGTTGGACTAAATCGAACCGCTGCCGCAGTTCTATCAATAGTAGTGGTACCGTTGTCCCCCCAATACCATTTTCGATCAGACCAAACATCTGAACTCCCTTGGACAGTAGCAAAAGTTAAGTCACCTAAAGTAGATATGTCTCCTGCCGTTGTCATAGTCCCAATAAACAACCCGCGTCGTCCCGCTAAAACAAACTCACCATTAGGTCCTATATCAAAAGAATAAGGGTATTCAGGTGTCCCAGCACCCACATATCCAGTTGAAGTCTCTAGCGGTGCTGCGGTTGTGTACGACGCTGTTGTCACATCATAAGCAGTACTTAACGCGTATTCTGCCACGTACCAATTTGCTGACGAATTAATAGTACTCTCTGGAGGATAGGATACAATTAAAGAAGTATTCCGATACTCTAACGTGTACATTTTTGTACCGTCAGAGTTAAACCTGAAGTCTTTAACTATTGCCCCAGCAACCCGCCAAGAAGACGAACCAAATTCTTCAACAAGGGTATACGGCCCAAAGCCGCCGCCTATATTTTGGGTATTCATAGTAGTAAAGTCATAGGCCGTGTCTAAATCTACGGAAGCGATATAAAGTTGATCTCCAAAAAACACCTTTGTTCCGTCTGGCTTTGCAACAAACCCACGAGTTTCCGCAGTGTTCATATTTGCAAAATGAAAGATAGGTATCTTGTTGTGATCTTTGGTAAAAGTACCCTCAATATCCCAGGCTGTACCAAGAGTAAACGAATGTAGAGAAAACTGTTGTGCTACAACTAACTGTGTTCCTGTGCTGTTAAAGAACAACCCACCAAAATTATAGTCATCTTCAGTGGTTGTTAGAGTCCTAATTTCATCAGGAGTTGTCGTCGATGTAATAGAACTAACATCCCATGCCGTGCTTAAATCATACGCAAACACATACTCGGTGTTGCTACTGTCAGATTGTGCTAAAATAAAAAGTTTTGTTCCATCAGGTTTAAAGTATATTTTTTGCGCTGTTGTACTTGTACCAGAGGTGAACGTACCAAACGTATGTGACTTTGTTGGTGTAGTCGGAAGCGTGTCTATATCATATGCAGTAGTCGCGTCCCACTGATATATTGTGTTATCTGTAGTTTCAGTTGTGTAGCCGTTAATACCTACAATCTGATAAAACTTATTTCCACTGTCTCCCCATGTTACACCTGTGTTTGCTACTGGCGTAACGTAAAAAGCTACGTCTGTCACAGTCGTATTAGGGGTCTTAGTCATTGAACTTAGATCATACGCGGTGCTTAAAGTGTGTTCGTATAACCCTGCGTACCCGCTGTTATTAGCAGTGTCGTGCCAATTAAGTTTGGTTCCATCACCATTAAATGTAAAATTACCCACGTTTTTGCTGGTTGCCATCCGCCCTGGCGTTCTATTAGTAATAGGAATATTAGAGTTTTCGTTCCCCGCCCCCGCCATTAGGCCACCAGTCTCAGCAAAATCATACGCGGTGCTTAAATTGTCCTGGAGGATCATGTGTTCAATTTCATCTAAGGCATACGCCTTAGTTCCATCACTATTAAAAGCCATAGATCTATAGCTATACACAGTGCTATAGTTAACAGTATTTTCAGTGCGGGTATAATTAACCTCTTCTGGTGTGGGCTTATAGTCGATACCAAAAGATGTATGCACAGGGTATCTTATGTGCTGCGTAATTTGAGTAGTATTTTCAGAGATAATCGTATGAAACGCGTTACCATCTGATTCAAACTCAAACCCGCCCCCTGTATCTGCATCTGGATCTATGCTTGCGTAATCATAGTAAGCATAATTTATACCTGATACGTCTAAGGTACTTATGTCATACGCTGTAGTTAAAGAATGGGTTGTAAGTAGTCCTTCTACATTGTCTCCAAGTAACGCTCCAATAGTTGGACCAACCGAATCAGTATAAGCCCTTTCATAATCAATACTACTGCTGAGTAGTGTGATTTCTGTCCCATCGGAATTAAAGTCAAATCCTTTAATACGACTACCAATAGCCGACGCCAGTGATTTATCCGTATCTAGGCTAGGACCTGTGCTTCTTCCTGTGGTTATGTCGTACGCCGTAGCTAAGTTAGTTGTTCTAAAGTATGAAGTAGGAGTATCTTGAGTAAAGGTAACATAATTGTACTCAAGTATTTTTGAGCCATTTTCCACAAAGTCAGCGGCACGAGTACCAACAGAACCTGTAATACTAGTAGTAAAACTAGAGGCTTGCGCCGGATTACTTATAGAGCTTAAATCATAGGCCGTGTCCAAGTTATATGAAACAAATTTACCGCCTCCGTTTGAGCTTCCATTGTCATAGACTACAACTAGTTTAGTCCCATCATCGTTAAACATCATAGTTATGATGTTCGCACCAGTTGAGATAGCTGAAGTATCGACGGTGGGAAGACCTTCATACGGCACTTTCAGTTTAGATTTTGCTTCTATCTGAAAGTTATTTATATTCGTCTTATCTGGACCTTGAGTAGTGTCTCTGTAAGTCCAAATCCCACTTCGACCAGTACTTATTGTCCTGTGTATAAACATTCGTACGGAAGAAGAATCAGAAGCTATGGGCAAACGTCCTGCGGCCCAGTTGGTTCCAATATTCAGCGAAAGATTTTGTTCTTTAGTCCCAGCGGTAGAAGGGTCAAACGCAGTAGTAAGATTCCATGCTGTCATCCTACCAGAACCAGTAACGTATAAAACGGTTCCGTCAGTACTAAACCCTAATGCATACACGGATGATCCAACAGGCTGAACACCAAAGCCAATGTCAGTGCCCTGCGTAATTGTTGAAGTAATATCCCAGGCAGTGCTTAAAGTATACTGCTCTATCCCACTGTTAGTTACATTAGGAGACCAGTGGTAAAACTTCGTACCGTCGTCATTAAAGGACCATCCTTGGATGTCCCCAAAGGTGTGAGAGTTGCTTGTAGCAGTTAGAGTCGTTACATCAAATGCCGTTGAAAGATTATATTCATAAATTGTATCCGCTGGGCCTGAGGCAAAAAACTTTGTGCCATCTGGTTTAAACTGCAAACCAGACCCCCAACTAGCAACGGACCCATCTATTAACTGAGAAGCAAAACTGCTACGTGACGTTAAGTCATAAGCTGTAGACAGGTCGAAGCTACATATGTACAAATCATCATCTGACCCTGTAGGGTTGTGTACGATAAAAAAGACTTTTGTTCCGTCTGAATTAAAGTCCATCCCTCTAGTATTAATAGTATCTGACGAAATATCAAAACCAGGAATATTGTCGTAAAAATCTTTCTGACTCATCATATTAGTGATGCCAGTACCAAAGTCCGCAGTTAACTGCGACAAGTCGTAGTTAGCACCAGTTCCACCTGATCCCATCAAAAGTTTTTTAGAAAGAGACATTAACTAAACTCCTTACCCCCAGTAAATCCGTACCAGTTTGTGCCGCCATCCGTTGTGTATAGGATGTATATATCAACCGCACCTGACGCCGTGGATATCGTCGCGGCTGTACCACCTGCCCAGTTTACGGAGGCAGGCCACGCAAAAGTTCGTGCGGTGCTGTCTTGAATAATCTTTAGGGTCAAGGCATATGCTGTGCCACTGGCTGGAGGATTACTTAAAGTAAGAGTCGTTACATTTTCTGTTAGCGTAGTTTGGAAAACATTAGCCGTTTCGCAGTCAAGCGTCAGAGTACCACTAGAAGATGACACGGCTGAATAGGTCTCATTGTAACTCTTTGCTATAAACTCTTCACTAACAGTAACATCACCGTTAGCGTCGGCAGTCAGAACTTTACTAGCTTCAGAGGTGCCAAGCGTTGTAATGTCGTTATAGTTAAGCTCTGCCGCCGTAGCAGTTACCCCGTGTTGACTAAAAAACAAAGACGTTAAATCAACAACCTCGGCAGTAGAACCTGCACCATCACAAAACAAAGCTGCCGCTCCGCCATTTAAAAGAGTAACATCCCCTCCAGAACCTTGAGTAATTGTTAAACTCTGGCCTGTGTCGTTCTTCATAAAATACAGTTTCTGCGCATTGTTTGGCAAAACAGTAATTGTTCGTGTATCCGTTAGTGAGCCGCTAAACACTATCACTTTGAACATACCATCTGAAAGCGTCCCATCAGATGTTTCTAGATTTGAATCAGCGTCACTAAGCGCAACAGAACCTACACCGTTTGTCAAACGGTCGATAATGTCGAAGTTTGTGTTCGTTGTATCGCCCCATGTACCAGACTGTTCGCCTGTACCTATTTTCTCGATACCACCGTTTGTTGTATATGTACTTGCCATAACTGTTCCTTACGCCACTTTTATCTCTGTCCAAAGAGTTTCTGGATCAGCTTCGATCTCAGTATAGCTTGTTCCAGGGTTTGGAGCAATATTCGTATATGTTTGTGTTGCAGATGGAGTAATACCTGTAAACGTATTACCAGGGCTTGGAGTAATACCTGTGTACACTTCATCCGGAGGAATGATTATTTGATCCCAAATAAACACTTGTCCCGCAAAGATGTTGGCTTTGATACCTGTGACAAATACAAAGGCTTCTGTCTGTATGTCTACTGTACCAACGTTACCTGTGCCCGATACTCCAGTAACATCCACAAACATTTGAGTAGAAACTGAAACAGTTCCAACGTTACCAACCGCTTCAAGGCCCGTTGCGGGTATGTTGGCATTACCAAAGATCGTAACTTCGCCAACGTTACCTGTGCCCGATACTCCAGTAACGTCAAGGATTGCTTCGGTTTGTGCTTCTACTGCGCCAACGTTACCTGTGCCTGACACTCCAGTAACGTCAACAGCAAAGTCAAACTCTACAGATACATTGCCGACACCTGTGGATAGTTCGAAAACATCTCCTTGCCCCCAAACACCCGTGTTCCAGCCAGAATACCCCCAACCAGAAACGACAACATACGTCACTCCTATAGACTCTACGGAACCTACAGCACTGGTGCCAGATAAACCCGTAACGTCTATGTTACTGCCTGCTTGTGCTTCTACGGTGCCTACAGCACTGGTGCCAGATAAACCCGTAACGTCAACGGAAAAATCGAACTCAAGGGAAACTGAGCCTACAGCCCCTGTTGCTTGAGAACCTACGACATTTACTGTAACGTTAGGTTCGTCTTCTTGTGCCCCTAAGTCCGCTAAAGGAGCCGAAGCTAACGGAAATAAACCTAACACAAATTAGTCCTCCGTTATTGTTCAGTTACCCAGTATAGTGTTACTCCACCTACAGAACTTGGAGTAGTAGAAACCACAACATAGCTAAAACTAAGGGTCGGGCTAGAAGTGTACGTCATTTCTTCAGTGCGCAAAAAGCTATTGTTGCCGCCAGTAAAAGTTCCGCTTGCTTCATAGTAAACGTAAAAAACACCTGTTCCGTCAGTTAAACCCGTACCACTACTTGGAGTTCCGTCTGCATCAGTATTCCACTGAGAGTTGGTAGTAACTGAGGCTATCTGTTGAAAAGGAAAATTATCCGAGTTGTTTATTTTAGTGTTGTACGCGCTTTCTATCTCAGCCTGTGTATCAGTATCAACGTCATCAAAATTTGCGTCGTGAGCATGCATTTCAAACACCGCATTCAATCCTGCTGATGTATTTGCCGGATCTGTTATACTAGAGTTGAAACTAAAATCATTCATTTGAAAGTCAGAATAAAAGTTTGTTACGTTTCTTATTAACCAAACCCAACGTCCCGTTCCCGCAACACCACTAGTAACTGTAACCGTACCAGAACCTACCCAAGTACTTTGAGCAGTGTCTGCTGGATGAGACCAGTTTGTTTGGTAAAAAGTAGTAGATTTTAGAGGCTCTGGATCAGTCCCTTTTTTTACTCTCATAGTCTGAGAGTTTAAAGTTAAAAGACTACCACGATTAATCTCTCCTGCCATGTCGGCAGCAGGTTCTACTAATGTACTGTTTGCCGCGCCCAGAATACCTCGAAAGTAAGATGTTTCTTTATACATTACACAACATCCTCATAAACGACATGCAAAGTTAATCCTGTAGCGGTAGCAACAGCCGTCATTTCAACGCCTGCTTCTTGCATGAAATACACCCCATCTATCAAAGAGACGGCTTGTTCTGGGGCAACGGTTCCTTGAAACAAGACTTGCGGTCCCACGGACCAAGAAACAGTGTAATCTATAGTGTCATCATCCGTTTCATTTGACACAACAATAGTCGTTACCTTTTTGTTAGACGTTTCTGTGTCTGCAAAAACCGTAGTAGTTGCGGTAGACAAAGAAAAATCCACACTAGTAGACATTAGCTCATAACCTCATACGACATGAATAAATCAAGATTAGATGCGGCACTTGCTAGAGCTTGTATTTCCTCTGACTCTTTCACATAAAGTGGCGTTTCTTTAGAAACAAGTTGGATAGAACTGTCTGGAGGAAGATCGATTTGATACGCTATATATGTTGCGTTGTCAGAACTATCTTCATGATACACTGTAAAACTTGTGGTGCTGCCTGATTTATTAGCAACATACAACGCCACAACTTTAACTATCGTGTTTGATGAGGCAAGGACACATGATGTTGCGGATGTACCTAACGTAAAGTGTACATTATCGCCTGTAATGCTCGTAAGTTGCAAGAGATTTGGGTTCGCCATAGACTCATCCTAATAAGTTTGCATAGGCTACCGCCACTGCCTTTGTTGTAATGTCATCCGCCGCCGCTGTGATAAATACTATAGCACTTCCACTTAACGTTATAGCAGCATCACTGTTGGAACTCTCATCAACACTTCTAGTGAGAGTAGTGCCAGAAGAGGTATAGACTCCTGTTCCTATCTCCCAGTTATTTCCATCTTCCACCGTATAACGAACAGTGTCCCCGTCAGCCACACCAGCATCAGCAAAAGACTGGTAACCGTCCTCTGCTGTTCCCAATGTGATTGTTCCAGTACCTATAGTACTGGTGGCAACCTTAACTCTGTTCGCAAATACAGGCATTAAGCTATCCGAATAATAGCGGTAGAGGCATCTGCTGTAGGGAACACTACTTTAAAATCTCCCGCACTAGAAGACTTGTCGCTTGTGAAATCTAATACTACTACAGAAGGATCTCCCGCAGCAGTATCATTATATATCAAAGCTCCTCGTGCTGTAATCGTAGAAGTTGACCATGTCACATCATCAAAGTCTGTTAAGGCAGTAGTGCCGCTAGTCGTCGGTGTTACATTAGTGAGAGTTTCACCTGTGGCGGTGTAGCCTGTACCAGTTACTTCGTTTGTTGCAGTATATGCAGTAGTTGCTGCGGTAAACGAAGCATTGTTGTCGTACAACGCAATCTTAAAAGTGTTGCCTGTTGAAGTAGTAAAGTCGTGTGTAGCCGTCATTAATTCTTGTTTAAAAGAGGTACACATAAAGTTTCCAGTGAAAGCCATTTTATAATCTCCTTATGAGTTCGGCTAGTTCGGGATGTCCCGCATCATTAAGTGCATTATACACAGTAGTGCGGTCACTGCGAATAGCCTGCCGCATATAATATGAAATCAATGTTTCAATGTGTTTAGAAAAAGCACGAGCTTGGTCTCTAATACCTGGATGGGCACTATCCGACACAGAAACTATTTTCTTAACACACTCTTCAGACAACTCTTCTGGAGTAAACCCACGATTATTCGTAGTCTTAACTTCCACCAAAGGCACATCTTTAGGAACGTTTAAATCTAAGCTGAACATTACTGTTTAGTCCTTCTAACCATACCATCTCGATACTCATCTGAAGTTTCTTTTGCTTCACCAAGCATTTTCACCCCATTAATTGCTTCTGTAAAACGTGCGCCGTACATCTGGAGAACATCCTGTTCACCTTTCATGTAAATATACGCTTCAGTTAAAGCACCATAGAGCAACGCTAACTCTGCATTTTCGCTCAACCAAGTTGACCCCGAATCTGCCCCCGCTGTTAAACTTGCAGGACGATAAAAATAATGCAGCTCCGCCGTGTACTCTGCATTAGGCGTAGGAGCTAAAAGAAAGTTTTCTACGTCAAACTGAGCATAATATCTAGGGGCACCCGTAGTAGACGGATCTACCGTATATGTTTGAAGAAAACTTACTTCTTTAAAATCCACAAAGAAAGTATCGTTGTTTGTTCCGTAAAACCCCAAAGAAAATGGAGCCAAGAAATCCCCAGGACAGGTTAAATATTTGTTACCTGCTGTGACGGATGCAGTTGCATTTTTACGAAAGAAACTAAGCTGAACTCCTTTTAATATCCGCTCTTCTGCCGAGCGAATAAATATAGGAAGATTATTAACAAACGACGTTTCATCGTTTTCCGTGTAATCTTGAATAGCTTGCTTTAGTTCTGCATATGTAAAACTCATGTCGTACTCACCGTAACTGTTCCAACTTGACCTACTCCACGAGGACTAGTCAAGTTTGGGTTCTCCACCAGCGGAATACCAACATACGCTTCAACTGGTTCTTTTCTGTCTGGTCTTGGGTTCCGCAACGCCTGTGGGTCTGGGTAAGATTTAGGCGGGTACAACTGCGGATGCTTTGGCTCAAACTCGTCAGGACCAACAAGCGCACCAGTCCATTCGCGCTTCATCGTGCGCAAACGGTAACGGCGACCTGACCGATCCGAAATACCCCAAGCATTTTTTCCGCTAGCGTATGCCATTAAACCCTCAAATAACTCAAGCTAGGCTGCAACTTCAACGGTGTCCGACCTTCGTCTTCGTCCGCCGCACGTTGGAACTCTTCCTCATACACAGACTTCAAAAGCTGAACACGATCTGGCGCACGTTTCATCGCCATGTAGTACGCTAGTCCAGCCACCATACAAGGATAGAAACGAAAAGGCATATCAGTAGTATTAACCAAAGCATCAGCATCCTCGATCCTGCGAACGTAATAGTAGATCAACTGATCGGTAGAGTTCTCTGGCACAGACCACAAGTTAATTACCGGATCGATCTGACGATCAAAGTAGAACTGACTTGGGCGACCCTGCGTGGTTTTGTTTGGCAACGTAGCGTATTCGCCACGGCTGATCCGCTCGACCTCGTAGTCTGTACCGTCACGACGCAGTGTAACTTCCAAAATATCTACGACATCATCCGTCAGCGTTTCCTGTGCTTGACCCGCCGTCAGGGTAATTGTTCCCTGCTTAACAGTCCAAAGGTTTAGGCCACGGTTTGCCCAGTCCGCGAACATCAGGTTCAATGACCGACGCGCTGTTCGAGCATCG